GACTATATTTTATAAAATTCCCCTTTGTACTAAATGGAGTATTATTATACCAATTATCCCACCAATAAAGAATCCTAGTAAAAACCCATTCCAATACTTTTCATTCCTCATAACTTTTATTTACTCGTTTGTAGTCAGGACAGGATTCGAACCTGTATTAAGTTACATATTGAATGGGTGTCAACTTAATGTCTTCCAATCAATCATCACTTTACCAATAGCTTTCGCCACCTGACTGACCTATTTATTTTTCCTCCTCCGGCATTGGAACAATTCTGAAAACTTCTTTATTCTTTTGAAACTCTTCAAGCTCTTTTTTTTCTGATTCCTCAATAAAGTCTTGAGCTTCCTCAAGTGTTAAATTAGTTTCAAATACTACCCTGAATTTTGAGTTTTCTACTTGATACTTCATAAGTTTTGTTTTTTTTTGTTATTAATACTAAACTATCGTGGTCAGGAGATATGTATAAGTTTTTGTTACATCTCCTTCATCATCAATGTGTATTGTCTCTTTGATGGGTGTAGGTTCATAATATGGATGGTTGAAATCAGGAACAATGTCATAGTTTTTCTCCATTCCTGTTTCATAATTGTTCCTAAACCATATGTCATACCTCTCCTTATAGGTCAATTCTCTTTCCATTTTCTAGATTGTTTATATCTAATAAGTGTGTTCAATGTCTGAAAAGCATCTCTCCACACTAATGCATATTTTGCTCCATGACATTGAAGGTTCTTTTCCAGTTCTGAATAATGCTTAATAGCCTCATCCAATTGTTCATCTGTAAGAATACCCACCTCTACACATTCAAGTGTTTCTTTTGATATCATTGTTTAAGTTTTTTCTGTAATTCTTTGATAGCAAGATGATTACGATAGATGGAAACCAAACAAGCAATACATATGCCTATATATACAACATTTGATGCAAGCAACATAATTTTCATAATTAGCCATTTTAGGAAGTAAAATTAAGACAAACCACCCAATGTAGAAACATAAGTGGGGACCGTTTGCAAAAAGAATTTTACCATTTACTGATGTCCTCAGCTTTAAATTCAAAAGTAGAAGCCTCTTTACCTCCTAACAATTGATTAGCAAAGCCGTCAACATCTTCAAGAATCATTTCAACTTCATGTTTCAGCCTAATTGCTGCTTGTTTCACATCACTGTGCATACGTTGAATAGCCTTAGCCTCCAATTGCTCAAAAGGTAACAATTCTGCACCCCAACGAGCAATAAGATGAATGTCAGCACTCCAACGATGTTCTGAATGTGTAAATCCAATAACAAAGGGATCAGGAGATTTGTCATCATAACAAATGTGTATCCTTGAATACCAGCCATTTGTTTCTGCTTTCTGAATCTCTTTCAACACATCCAAAGGAATGGTGGAAGCCCTGTATTTCTTATATTCCATTTGCACAGGACACAGCATTTTAATGATTTTCGCTGTTTTAGGGTCAATGTGCATATATGGAGGAGCTTTCTTCTCTTCACTCCTATCTGCATGCTTCAATTGCTCATTAAGTCCTAATTGAGAGGCAACTTCAAACCATTCTTGTGCCACCTCTGCTTGTTCCAATTCCTGAAGTTCAGGTTCAATGAAGATTTCTACAGCCATGTTATCACTTTTTTTTGAATTTGAGAATTGTATAATTACCTACCTTTTCCACTATGAGTTCATAATTATTTTGCAAAACCAAACATTTACCTTTGTATTTATCATAAGGTTCCAACAGCCAATGTGATATCATTAGAGGAAATGACATATGGGTGAGTTTAAACTCTTTACCAAATTCAAACAATTCGTCATCCTTTTCAATCCTGAATTGTGCTTTTATTCTATCTGCCCAGTCATCGCAAATATGGTCTTCATCATTATAAGCAGCTAGAATGATGGTTTCATCAACGTGATAACTTTCTGCAAAAGGATCATTTCTCATTATACTTCTAATAACCTTTCTATAATACTTTGTAACACCTTCACAATGATAAGCCTTTTGGAGAAATTCTCTTGTTGCAATATTGTTTTTTACCTTGAACATAATAAATAAATTAGGGAGAGAGCATTACACTCTCTCCCATGTTAATTAATTAGCCTTCCTCACTCTCTTCTTGAGAGGATTGGACTTGAACCGAAGAATGTGGTCAATGAGCTTAATCGAATTATGATAATAATTCGGTTTCTCATTCACCCATACATTGACATTTAAGGTCAGTTTCTTCCTAGACCTCTCTCCATAGACAAGTGTTGCCATTTTTCTTGGTTTTAAATGTGAATAATCAACTTATCTTTCTTGATTTCAAGACGAAATTCAGTGAATACCAGTGTTTTACGTTGCTTTTTAAGGAAGTTAACACGGCTCATCACTGCTACCATTGTCCTATTTCTCAGTTTGTGATAGGCTGCATCTACTACATCAGATGTCTTACGTCCTTCTTTCATCTGTCCATAGATGATGATGTCTTCTTTTGCTGACCACTGTTTAGCCATAATTGTTGATTTAAATTATAAAAAAGACTCTTCATTTGGTGTGTAATCATTTGAATGCTCTTCAAATTCAGGATAACGCAGGGTCACTTTGCCTTCATAAATGACAGGAACAAGGTTTTCTTCATTACCTTCTTCATCCATCATCTCAAGTTCTACAAAACCATCATATCCTGAAAGAATACGATTTAGGTGGCGACATTCAATGTCCACCAATTCATCAGTGAATTCCCCTTCGTCAAACCAACCAATATTGTCAGGTTCTACAATCACATCTTCAACATCTGTATGCTCATCAACATTGACAATATATGGTTCTATTGGATAGCCAACATCCTTTATCCATTGTTCTTGATCCGCAGGAACTCTCTCAAGAAGGAATACAAATGGTTCTCCATTGACATTCTTGAGAAACATCATTCCTGTTCTCAAGCCTGTTTTAGGAATGTAAGACCTAAAACTTAATTGCAAAGGAATCCAAAATACGTTTTCCATGTTTTACGGTTTTTTGTGATCTAATACAACAAACCCTATCTTATTATACTGGAAACCACAATCATTGTCCAACTTTATCACCTCTCTATCCTCTTCTTTGAATATGGATCCAATTACATAGCCTTTACGGTGATAGGCAAGAGCTGTTTCTACATCTTTAGGACATTCAAGCCTGTAGTCTCCTAATTTGTGGAAAGAGTCATTCACCTCCACCATAAAATAGCCATACAAATCAATAAACTTCTCTTTTTCCATGTTTGAAATTTAAAAGAGCCCCTAATAATATATTAAGGGCTCTCTATGGTTAATCAATGTTCTCAGTATTATCCCAATCAGGCTCTTCATCCCTCCATTCTTCTTCAGGGAGAAGGTTACAAATAGGCACTCTGTCAAACGCCAATTCATAATAATAGCCTGTGGGAACAACAACATTCTTCTCAATAAGCCAATCTAACACACCTGTATTCTCTGAATAGTCCTTAATAAGAACTAAATCACCTTCAACATCCAATAATGGAACATTGAGAGATGCTGTCATGAAAGGTACACCATCAATGGCATCAATAAGTTGAATGTTAGGTCTTCTGTTGTTGTATGTACCTATCTTGATGGTGACAGGTGTCATACCATACATAAACTCTTTCTTTTTCATTTTTTCATCTTTTATATAAAACACTGACATTCAGTGTCTTACACCAGTTATTAAAACTATCTCTTGAACAAGCCATCACTGTGTGATAGCCTTGAGTGAAGGATTGAGGACGTGCTCTTTTACCTACAATGAACCTCTTAGTTCTAAAAAGCACGATTTTGATGTTTCTTTGCATTTTTATAATTTTTATATGAGGTGATGAAAAAGATGCATGCCATCATAAGCACACAAAAGCCAAAGCATATAAGAGACAAGTTTACAGCAGAGGGTGCAAGGCTTATTAGTCCTAAATACATGTACGCAAATGCTGAAATAAACAGGAAGATTGCTGCAATTAAATGTTTCATTTCTGTGTTTTTAAGATTTCTAATAGTTCGTTAATGTATTGTTTCTGTACATTTATGTACACATCATTTGTTTTACATAGTTCTTTGTACAAACCCACCTGTTTTTTATAAAGATTTGTTTCTTCTTTCAGTTCTCCAATTAATGTATCTTGGAGTTTAGAAACATTTTTCCAATCTTGGACGTGTGTATTGCTCTTAATAAACAGAAAAACAAGCATTACAACAATGAAAAATAACACCAAACATAAAATTTCCATGTTTTCTAGTTTAAATAATAAAATGTAGGCAGTTTTATGTGATGCCTAGCACATTCCTTAAACCACCCGAAAATATGTTTACCCCACTACTATCATTGCAGACAATTGAGCAGAGGCAATGGCATCTTCCTTATTGGCATATACAGCAATGAATTTCCCATTATGAAGGAATTCATGTGCTTCATTAGACACAATAGGAAAATTCTCACTGTCAATGCTTAAGAGATTCCACTTACCACTATTAGGATAGATGAGGAACATGTGATCATTGTATCTCTTCCAATGAATTGGGAAAGCATCACACAACTTAATGTATCTACTAATGTCCTCACCTCTTTCCCATATCTCCTCACTCTCTGCAATCTTGTTAACAGTGTCAATTGCAGCCTTAATATAGCATTTAGCTAGTTCAAGGGCAATATTAAACCCATCAGGCAAGCTATTGAATGATTTTACAAGGCTATTCACCTGAAAACCATTAACAGCAAGAAAGCCATTACAATCAATCTGGGAGATGGTATGAAAGTTTTTGTACAACTCCTCATACAAATGCATGCTAATGAGATTGCGATTCATCAACTCATTAAGCACTAATATACAAGATGCATGCAGAGATTTGTCATGGTGGTGATCAAAAAGATTCTTCTCTGGATCATAGATGCCACCAACATCCACTATCCATACATCATTGTCTGTATAGTCCACTGCTGAGATGTTTCTTGTTCTCTCAACAGGACAATTCTCAATTACCTCATGCAGAAGAGCGATAGCGAAAATCTCATCTGCATGGAACATTCCATCATGTGTAATAATTCTCATATTTCTATTTTATTTTATACATAAAAAAAATGGTGGACACACATTATTGTATGCCCACCGATGAATTAATAGGGACGATTAATTCTCTTAACCATCCCATTCCAAGACTCTCTGCCCTTGCAGCCATATCCACTGGTTCTGCAAGAGGCTGCCATCAATAAGATGGCAATGAACAGTACAATTCTAGTTTTCATATTAAGGGGTTAAAAGCTTTGAGGCCCCTTTTTAGAAGCCTTATAGATGACATAATACAGATATGACCCAATACCTGCTGCTGTCATTAGACAGACAACAAGCCCCTTCTGTGCTCCTGTCAAAGGCTGCTCAACACTTATGAGCACACAAATAGGAATTAAGAACACAAAAGACATTAATAACATTGACACTAATAACAGAACGTGTTTCATTTTATAGGTTTTAATTTAGAACATATAGTCATAAATGTCACTTTCCATACCTAATGGCATAAAACAATTATTTAAAGGGTGACAAAAAAAGAAACAATAGAGGTGATATTCGCGTTGAAAGGTCCAAATGGAGATACTTGCGCTTCACGGATTAGTCCATCCTACTAAGTAAAAGGTTAATTACGCCTTCCATGTTTTTCGGTTTATGGTTAATAATAAATGACAAAATAAAAAGGCTACACATTAGAATTTCTCCTAATATGTAGCCTATTCCTAAATGCACATTGTAACAATTTTATTGCTTTCTCTCCATTTTGCAATTCTGCAAAACTTCATAGACAGGAAACAGAGCCCTGATGTTACAATATGCATAAAGAAAATTTCCCCTCTGCACTCAGTTGTAATGGTAAAGACTCAAGGTATTACCTTGTTAATGTGGAACACAATGTTCAATACAAGCATGACTTGGCTTAATACATTACACATTACAACTGTCTCATCCTTGGGAGCTGATTAACTAGGTGCCAACGGTTATATACTCACGCTCAGGGCTTGGTTAATCAGGTGGTTTCACATCTTAGGGGCGTTTCTTCAACGGTTATTTTACATCTCCCTACAGAGGCATTTCTGCTTGTTTTTCTAAGAAGTCTTCATATCCACATGAGAATGGTGCATTAGAAATTCAGCAGTTTAACGTCATGCTGAGGACATTTGCCCCTCTGCGTTCAATTGTAATAGTAATTGGTTATAAGGAATCACTTCCTAACCCAGTTTAGAGTTATAAACTCCGTTTTGTATTTCTATTACGAGAATAGCATTACCCCACACTGTGTACATCAGATGTGCACCTGTGTACATACAGTTTACTGAGAAGGTTTACTATTACAATTGCCTGTCCTTGGGAAACAGGAATGACGCATTAACAAAAGAGAGCCCTGTTATAGAGCTCTCTATAATATCATCAATCTCCCATATCAACAGAATAAGATATTCTGTATATAGGATCACAATATAGGCATGAAGACCCTGACCAATTACTGTACACCTTTTCACACTTTAAATGCTTTGGTACGTTAATACCTGCATTTAACCATCCAAGGTGCACAACATTCTGTTGTTCCATATCATTAAATGCTTCTCTGTAGTTATCATATTTTTCTTTAATAACCACTTGATTAATAATTGCATTAACAATAATCTCTTCCATTGTTTTCCTGTTTTATGTAATATAATGCTATATGTATGTCATACATTGACATTGTTTTCTATGTTGTAAATACACTATTTATCACCTATTGAGTTCACATCACCTCTCTAACTCACTCAGAATCAATGAGTTATATCATTTTATTTCACTACTCCCACCCACAAATGTCGCATGACATTCCCACCCATATATACACACGCACTCTGCGACGCTGCCACTTGCGTACATTAGTCCCTCATGCTATGGCATTGGGAAAAAAGGGCAGCAACCCCTCCTGTTATGGAATGGTTGCCGCCCTGTGGTCTCAAACGCTTGCCGAGAGGAGTGCTCGCATTCCTTCTGCGTCAAGCACTTCTGCCTCTGCCACTCGCTTGATGGTAGTCAAGGTTGCTGCATGCTTTGCCCTACGCACTTCGCGTGAGAATATGTCGCTCTCACGAAGGAAGGATTCAAACTCGTAGCCCTTCTCCTCTTTCTTGGACTCGCTGCCATCTTCGTTAATGACATCACGCTGCCAAGTGGTGTCCAAGAGTTTGACAGTGGCAAGGTCATTCTCTGCCAATGCCTCACGAAAGCCAAGGCTATCGTTGACATTGAAGATGACACCGTTGTACGAGTAACGGCTGTAGGTCTGACCATCAAGTTTGCTGCCTTTCCTGTAAGGCAAACCTGCGTTCTTCAGGGTGATTTCGTAGCAGGCATCACCGTCAAGCCTGATGACATTTTTTTCCATGTCGTTGTGCATTTTGAAGTTATGAAATTTGAAAGCAGGGGGGTCATCCCCCTCCTGCTCCCCTGTATGGGGGGTTTAACATGGAGTAGCCTCCTCCCCCATATACATGATGAATTTTTGTAATGTAGGGGGGATAGTTAATAAAAGGGCCGGGGGCTAGGGGGACCTTTTACACGCTATACTTAGAACAGGGGTAAAGCTATAGCTTTACAAAATAATTTTTTTCTCTCATTGATTAAATTTCCTCTTACCTTTGAGGGCGGTGGGTGGGGAAGGTGTTCTCAATATAAAACAGCTAATGTATGGTTTATTTATGGGCTCTATTGATGTTTCCTATTATTGCTCTTTTCAAAGGGTTTTACAATTATCAGGAAATAGAATTGATAATAGACATTAATTTGTTAAAGAGTGGTTATTTTAAAATGGGAATATTTCATGAGCCTTTTACCACTAACACTTATAGAATAGACACATTGACATTTGGAATGCTTCTTGTTGAAATAGAAATTAGGTTTATTAAAGAATTGAACGGATAATATAGCAATACATGTTTTTAAGGCTATTGTCAAACGTATTATAATTGGTAATTTTGTTGTAATTATATAAGGACACATGATTGTACAAAGGCTTAAACGTGTGGAGGATGATGTGCTTCTCAGAGCTGAGAAGTATTATTCCATTCTGTCTACGATAAATGATTTGCAGCTTACAAAAAGAGAATTGCAGCTCATTGCCTTTACAGCTGTTAGAGGGAACATTAGCTATGCTGAATACAGGAAAGAGTTTTGTTCTATGTATAACAGTTCTGCTCCTACGATTAATAACATGATTTCCAAGCTGAAGAAGGCTAAGATTCTTGTTAAGAACAATAACAAGACAAAGGTGAATTCTCTTATACAGCTGGATTTCAATAAGCCTCTTCAATTGGAAATTAAACTTCTGTCCAATGTTTGATAAGCCAATAAGCATGTCCATAAAGGATTTCCTCATTAGGAAATTGGCTATTTCTCTCCTTACAGAAGAGAAAGTTATTGAGGCTGTTGTCAATCATCAATTTACGTCAGCTCTCAATGCTACACAAACATGTAAAGAAATAGAGATTTCGGGGTTTGGGAAGATGTTCTTTAACGATAAGAAAGCAGCTTCCAAATATGAGAAGCAGCTTCAGAAGATGGAATATTTTACAGAGCAGCTCTCTTCTCCCAATAATTCTCCTGCAAGACTATTGTCCTTAACAAATAAGCTGAACAATACAATTGAGGTAGCACAAACATTAAAACCAAGAATAAACCATGAACTTCTCTCAAATTTACGAGGGCTGGAGAAACAGGCTTCTGACAAGGAGTGAAAGGATTGAGAGTCTTTCAGCTTATAGGATGGAGATATGTAAGAATTGCATTTTCCATTCAGAGAACAGAAAACAAAAGCTGAATTACTCCACCCTCAGAATGGATGTACATTGTGTAGATTGTGGATGTACGCTTTCTGCCAAAACCAGATGTGTCTCTTGTGAATGTCCTCAGGGCTTATGGAAAGCTGAACATATAAATGAAGACGACAATGAAGGTGGAAAAGGTACATTTGGAAACGTTAATGAAGGCTCTAATGCTAGTGTATAATCAAGGAATTGATTACGTTGATATTGAACACAAGAACGATGTCAATGGAGAACCTTCCATTTTTCTTTCCTATAAGGATGAATATGTGTCAGAAGACAAAGAAGACATTCCTTCTGAAGAGTCTCCCACAGCTCCTCCTTCTATTGATTTTAATGATTTGGTATGAGGAAGGCTTCTTATTTTAGTCAAACAATTTCATTGCTCCAAGAGTTGCACAAACAACATCCTACATATAGTATAGGACAACATTTGTCCACAGCATTTGATGGATATGGAGATATGTGGGGAATTACAGACAAAGAATTTCTGTTTGCTCTCCAGAAGTATCAAGTGAACATGGAGCTTGACAATTTTCCCAACAAGGAGGAGATTGACAAGATAATTAAGGATGCAATGGATTTAGATAATATTCTAAACGAAAATTCAGATGGCGAAAGCGACGAATAAAACTACATACATTTCCGTAGAGCTTGATTGGGCAGAACAACAGCTTCAAAGTTGGAAAGCTTACGTTGATGCCAATCCTCTGCACGAACTAAAAGACAGGATAGAATGGAAACCTACATCAAAAGGAGGAATGCTCCCTATGGTGATAGCTAGCATTGAAGCTCAGGGAAAGTTTCTTCAGGAGACAATGAAAAACTATCTTGCTCTTCTTGAGGTGGTGGATAAGCTAAGGAAGATTGAGGAAGCAAAGGTGGAGGTTAGGGGAAATGGAGGAATGTCAACAATGGCTGAAGAGTGGCTGAAGAACAGGAAATGAGAAACTTACAATACAATGAATGGTTTATAAATCAAAAGCGTGTTCCTGACAAAGAATCAAGTGAATACGCTGAGTTTTTCAATTTCCATAAGGAGCTATGTTTGGATGGGTTTATGATGGGTGATACATACATAAACCCTTTTCTATATTGGCATCTCAACTTTTGGCATACAGAGGTGGATGTGATAGATGACAGAGGACGTATTTCTCAGAAGTATAACAATCCTCTTCTCAGGGATAATGAATGGTTGGTGACAACAGAGATTGATAGAGCTCAAAAAGAGAAGAAAGGACTTGTTATTCTTGGTATTAGACGTTTTGCAAAGTCTGTTCTTGAGGCAAGCTATATAGGGTGGGGAGCCACATTTGATGAAAACTCCCAAAACATTATTGCAGGATTGAACGCTCCTGATATTAAGCTTATTACAGACAAGCTTGACAAAGGGCTCAATTTCATTCCTGAAGCTTGGAGATGGCAGAGGATTGAGGACAATTGGAAGAATCAGGTGACGCTTGGTATTAAAACAAGAGCAGGTGAACGTATTCCATTTTCCCAAATCCTCATTCGTAACCTTGATGAGGGCAATAATGAGGAAGCCATTGCAGGTACAAAGCCTCGTAAACTAATTATTGATGAGATTGGTAAAGGGAACTTCTTGAGAGGTTTCCAAGCTGCTGTTCCCGGATTTACAACACCTTTTGGTTGGGGATGTAGTCCTATTCTTACAGGAACAGGCGGTGATATGAAAAAATTCATGGATGCTAAAACTCTTATGTTCGATGTGGACAACTTCAACTTTCTCTCGTATGACAATTCACCAGATAGCAAAAGAGTGCATGGATTGTTCATATCCTACAAATACCGCATGGAGGCTAAACTACCCTCATCATTGGGAGTCCATCTCAACAGACCAACAGAGGATGATTTACATAACGTACCTATGCTGATTAGTGATGACACTAGAGCCAAAGAAATAACCATCACCAATCTAGAAAGACTAAAGAAAGCAGGAGACAGACTTGCATATCTTAAAGAGAAGATGTATTACCCATTAGAAGTGGATGATATATTTCTCAATGAAGACACAAATATATTTGATATTGAAGCTGCAAAGAGGCAGAAAACAAGACTTCATAATAATGAAAGGACAGGAACACCTGTAATTCTATTTTCTGATGGAGAAAGGATTGCACATGAATTCACAGACAAACAACCCATCACTAACTTTCCTCTGAAGAATTCAGACATGAAGGATGCTCCTGTTGTGATTTATGAATTCCCAATTGAAAACCCTCCTTATGGACTTTATGTAGCAGGTGTGGATCCCTATAGGCAGGGAAAATCGGCATATAGCTCCTCATTGGGAGCTGTCTATGTTTACAAAAGAATGCATGATTTAACAGGAGAGAAATATCAGGACATGTTTGTAGCAAGTTATGTTGCAAGACCTGATAAGAAAGAACAATGGGAAGAACAAGCAAGACTCCTGATAAAATACTACAACGCTAGAACATTGTGTGAGAACGATGACATCTCCTTTATAGAATATATGAAAGCCAAAGGAGATGCTCATTATTTAGAAAAGCAACCTCAATGGTTGATGGAAGTGGTTCCAAACACTACCGTTAAACGTGAGTATGGTGTACACAGAAGCTCTCAAAAGATAATAGACTATCTCCACAACTGTCTGAAAAGATATTTGGAAGAAGTGATATACAGAGAGACAGATGATGAGGGAAATGTCATCAAAGAATCAACAGGTGTGAGTAAGATATTTGATCCTCTGCTGCTTGAAGAAGTGATTCAGTATAATGATGAGGGTAACTTTGACCGTATAGTGGCTGCTGAATTAGCAATTGCTCAGGCTCTCAAGATGGATCCTATTATGGGAAAGGTGGGAGGAAGTGGTGATGAAAGAGTGTTAGCTTTGTTCTCAAAGAACAAAAAACAAAACAGATTATTCTCAGAACCTTCACAAGGTCTGTTTACAAACAAAAAACGAAAATTATTTACATAATGGCTATCATTAGATATACCAAAGACGCTACCATTAGGTATGCCTATCTCAACATATTTCCTGACCAGTTTAAGACAGAGAAGGAGAAAAGAGATGAAAGTTGGATTAAGAACACAATGGACTATTTTGCAAACAAAGCTTATGCAGAGTATGTAAAGAATCGTGATACATTTGTAAAGAACTATGACCTTGTAAAAGGTATTCTTCGCATGGAGGATTTCTATCAAGAACCTCAGGTGAAGAGTTTTACAGAGATGCTTACGCAGGACTTAGAACTTCCTGCCTATGTTAAACATTATTCTATTATCACCACACCTATTAATGAACTTGTAGGTGAGATATCAAAAAGACCTGATGCTTTTAGAGTGAAGGCTTTTGACGATGACAGTCAAGCTGAAGAGCTTCAGTATAAGACAGAAGTGCTTCAGAACTATGTACTTTCCACAGCAAAGTCAAAGCTGATGGAAAAGCTCATGATGCAAGGACAAGACCCTGAAGAAATTGATCCTGAGGAGCTTCAACAAATGTCATTTGACAAAGTGAAAGATGACTTGGATACATACACCTCTGTAGCTGAGAAATGGGCAAACCATGTTCTCACAGCTCTCAAGGCTGAATTTATTCTTAAAGAGAAATCAGAAGATGCTTTTAGAGACATGCTGATTTCAGCTAGGGAATATTACCATGTATATGAGGACAACTCCAAGACAGGATTCAATATTGAGGTGGCAAACCCCAAGAACACATGGTTCCTCACCACACCTGATAGGAAATACATCTCTGACCCTACAGGCAGAGCACAAGGGGCTTATGCTGCTGGCACTGTACAGGTGATGGAATTATCTGAGATTATTGAATCTATTCCTGATCTGACAAAAGAAGAAATAGACCACCTCAGAAGCTCTCTTCAGGACTATGGATTGATTAATGTTCGTGAATCCAACCTTGGCAATCCTAGCGTAGCTCCGGGTATTGATAGTGTCACCTATGACACTTATGATCCTCTTGTTCTTCAGACAAGGATGATTATTGAGAGTGAGATGAAGGAAAACAATGATGGACTTAAAGATTTCTTGGGTCTTACGTCTAACGTTTCCTCTTTTGGTTACAAATATGTTGTCGTAAGAGCTTATTGGATAAGTAAAAGAAAGATAGGCAAGCTGATATACACAGATGAATTGGGCAATGAGCAGTCAATGCTTGTTGATGAAAGCTACAAATCTGGCACTATTCCTACAGAACAATCTTTAGAATGGGGATGGGTGAATCAATGGTATCAGGGAATTAAAATAGGACCAGACATCTATCATATAAAACCTTACAAGCTTCTGAATTATTGTCCCATTGTAGGTATGACTTATGAAGTGAAGAACACAGAGGCTAGGTCTTTGGTGGACATGATGAAACCTTTCCAAGTGTTGTACAATGTGTGTATGAACCAATTGTATAAGCTTCTTGAGAAGGAAGTGGGTAAAGTGTATCTGACATCCATTAGACATGTACCTGTTCCTAAAGATGGAGATGCTCAAGATGCTCTTGATATATGGGAGATGGAAGCTAGAAACAGAGGAGTGGTGTTTATTGATGATAGTCCTGAGAACTTAAAGAGTCCTAGTTCATTCAATCAATTCAGAGATATTGACCTCACACGCACACAGGAAATTCAATCTCGTTATACACTTGCTCAACAATTGAAGAACGAATGTTGGGAACTTATAGGTATGTCAAGGCAAAGACTTGGATCTATAACTGCCAGTGAATCTGCCACAGGAACAAATGCTGCTATTACGCAATCCTATGCCCAAACAGAGCCTATATTTGTTGCACATGAATATGTACTTGGACAACTCTATCAGGCTATTGTAGATGCTGCTCTGTACGTTGAAAGTAAAAAGCCACAGTCCACTCTCTCTTATATTACATCTGAAGGAGAATCAGCATTTGTACAGGTGAATGGTACAGATCTCAAATTCCGTGACCTTAAAGTGTTTATCACCAATCGTCCTGAGGATAAGAAAATGTTTGAAGAGATTAGAGGACTTTCTCAAGCTGTTCTTCAGAATGGCGGTAGTCTCCATGACATCATAGAGCTGTATTCTACGGATAGTATTAGACAAATGAAGCGTGTGTTCAAAACTTTGAAAGACAGGCAGGAAGCACTGCAAGATCAGCAAATGCAGCAGAATCAGCAGAAGATGGAGCAGGATGCACAGATTGCACAAGCTCAACTTGAGCAACAACAAGCAATTGAGCAAGCTAGAGTGGCTAATGAGAACTACAACAAAGAGCTTGATAGGATTAACAAGAAGGAGATTGCCATCATCTCTGCTACAGGATATGGAAATGTTCCAGCTGAAGATGTAAATGCCAATGCAATTCCTGATGTTCTTGAGATGAGTAGGTTTGCTAGCGAAGAAGCAAATGCTCAAAGAGAATATCAAATGAAGATGTCAGAAGCTCAGTCTAAACAGAACATCGACTTGCAAAAGATGCAATTAGAAAAAGAGAAACTGCAAGTGGAAAGAGAGAACATGGCTAATGACTTGGCAATTGCAAGAGAGAATGCAAAGGGCAGAAACAAGGACACTAAGAAGAAAAGTAAATAATATTAGTTAGAGTAAAAAATCTTAATGCTATATTACCAAGCAAAACAAATGCTACACTGATGTATGTGTTTGTTTAATTCCTATCTAAATATACTTTTACACTCAAACCAATCTAAATAACTAAATATGGCCGATAATTTGGATATGGACCAATCATTTGGTGGCTTCAGTATTGAGAACACTATGGAAATGGGTGGTGCTGGAAGCGCAGAACTCATCAATGATTTGTTTGGAGCTGAAACCTCTACAGGTTCTCCTGACGATGTTCAGAAAATTGTAAAGGAAGTGGGAGATGATAAAGCTCCTTCCCCTGAAAAGAAAACTCCCAAAGTTGAGGAAAAAGAACCTGAAAAGAATTCTATTCAGGACTTTCTGCTTGGAGGAGACAACGATGATGAGGAAGAAGAAGAAACACCTGCTCCAAAAGCTGCTGCTGAAACACCTTCTGAAGAAGAGGAAGGAGATGAATCTAGCATTTTCTCTACTCTTACCAAGGAGTTGTTCAAACTGAATGTGTTTACACAGGATGATGACGATGACGAAGATGTGAACATCAGCACTCCTGAAGAGTTTCTTGAGAGGTTCCAAAATGAAAAGAAGAAAGGAGCCATTGAGATTGTAAACAATTTCATTGGACAGTTTGGAGAAGATTATCAACAAGCTTTCCAAGCCATCTTCGTAAAAGGTGTCAATCCTAAAGATTATTTCGGTACATATAGTAATATAAAGAGTTTCTCTGAAATGGATTTGTCTCAGGAGAACAACCAAGTGTCAGTTCTTCGTCAAGCACTTACAGATCAAGGATTTGATAGTGAAGACATTGATACAGAGATTGAGAGACTCAGAAACTATGGAGATTTGGAAACTGTTGCCACAAAGCACCATAAAGTGCTTGTAAAGAAAGAAGCTGCAAAGCTTCAACAGATGGAACAGGAGAAAGAGAAACAACTCCAACAACAACATGCTGTTAAACAACAATATGTGCAGAATGTACAAAGCATCCTGCAAGACAAGGTGAAAAGTAGGGATTTTGATGGTATTCCTGTCAATCCTAAACTTGCTGGCGAACTACAAGATTTCCTATTGACGGATAAATATAAGCTCCCTTCAGGAGAACTTCTCACAGAATTTGACCGTACAATCTTAGACCTCAAGCGTCCTGAGAATCATGAAATGAAAGTGAAAGTGGCTCTGCTGCTTAAGGTGATTGAAAAAGATCCTACACTTTCTACAATTCAGAAAACAGGCATTACTAAAAAGTCCAATGAATTGTTTGGTGAAGTGGCAAGACAAGCTTCTAAAACCTCAATGAAATCTTCTACATCTGGTAAGCCAGCAAAATCCAATTCTTGGTTTTTGTAATTTATAAACTTAAAAGATAACACAAAATGCCTATTCAAACAATTCCGGGTTTAACTGGGTTTACCTACGCAAGAGTTGCCTCTATGGACAAACGTGCAGTAGGTAAGCTTACAGATGCAAACCACCTTGAAAGTTTCCACTCTACGGAACCTGCTGACTATGATAAGAAAATCATCAGTCTGTATACGCAGAGCTCTCTGTACAGCAATGACTTTTTGGACATGATTAACAAGTCCACTCCGTATTACATTGACAACAATAGTGATGCATGGAAGTGGCAGATTGCAGTGCCTTACAAGTTCCCTAAAATCATTGACGTTCCTTCTTCCACTTTGGCTTTGTCTAAGCCGGGTATTGATGGTCAAGAATTCTCTCTGGTACTTGATACCAATGAGTTCTCCAAGAACGCCATTGTTTCTGTGGGCTCTCGTCAGTATGGTCCTCGCTTCTACGTTGTAAAGGATCCTGTTCCTTGGAACATGGGCTACCTGTACACCTTCACTCTCGTAAGTGATAACCCCACTGTAGACTTTGCAAGTTCTACGTTCCTGCAAACTGGCATTGAACTTGAGCTTGTTGATGCTGCAATTGGTGAGTTTGATCAAGATCTGCTTGGTCTTCCTCGTTTGGGTGAGCAAATTACGATGTTTGAATCTCTGGGTAGTGCCTATGGTTTTGAGCACAAAATCACTGAGTGGGCTGATGACAAGATGATGAGAGATGCTTCTGGTAAGCCCCTTGACATTCTTGTATATGCTCCTCAGCGCAGGAACCAACTTCCCCTCACTCGTAATGATGTTAAGTGGGAGCCGTTTATCGAATTCTGGATGCGTAAGTCTATGCTTGAACTGAAAGTTAAGCGTATGATTTGGAGTAAGCCCGGCACTGTTAAGACCAATGGTTCTAAGCAGGAACTGAAGCGTACTTCCGCAGGTGTATATCACAGGATGCGTAATAACGGTAACCTTGTACAATACAACCGTGGTGAATTCACTGCTAACCTCATTCGTTCAGTATTTGGTGATCTGTTCTATCGTCGTGTAGATGTAAAAGATCGTCGTGTAAAAATGTACACTAACGAGGCAGGTTTTGATGTATTCCAACAAGCTCTGAAGGCTGATGCACTGAACAGCGGTTTGACATTCATGGCTGATAGCGGTAACCGTTATCTGCAAGGCGAAGGTCAGCACATCACTTATAACTTTGCATTCGATGCAATGGTTACTCGTGAAACTGGCCGTGTGGAACTCATCCACCTGAAGGAACTTGATCTTCCTCAGAGCAATCTGGAATTTGGTCAGAACAAAAAGTCTACGCCTGTATTCATGGTGTTTGATGTATCCCCGATGAGCGATGGCTCTATGGTGAACAACATTCGTGAGGTAAGGATGAAGGGTGCTCCTTCTATGACTTGGGGTTATATTGATGGTACTCGTCACCACCTTGGTTTTGCCAAGTCTCAGGGCATGAGTTCTGCTAACAAGTTCCCCGGTTATGAGATTTGGATGAAAGACCGTTGTGACATCTTCATTGAAGATCTTTCTCGCACGGTTCTGATTGAAGAAATCCCGCAATTCTAAAGAACCCCTCTAGGAAATTCCTAGACTAATTATTCCTACCGAGGAGAGCTCTCCACCCTTCCTACCACGGAGGGCTCTCCTCAAACTACAGAGTGTGTGTGTTAGATTAGATGTCTAAGAGCACTGTTTTTGATGACAACACTCTGCAAATAAACCAAACAATTAAACAACTAAATAATGGGCAAAATAGGGAAAATCTCTACGATTAAGAAGGACTATTCTAGTACAGGTCTTCAGACTATGCAGCAAGGTCTTTCTCAGAAAGGAATGACAAGGATTCCGGGTACAGGTGTTTTCAAGTATCCCTACAAGGAACTTGATGGACAATATCGCACAGGCTTAGATCCTAATGCTATGTACATCAGAAGAATTGGTGATCCTACAGAAAGAGAAATTGAGATTGAAAGAGTGACAAAGCTCAAGGAGAAACTGGAAACAGCTCTCAATATTGATCTTGGTTCTCGTTCTAAGTTTTGGAACTCTGCACTTGCTACATCTACAGAAGATGTATTGCATGTACAACCTGTAAAACTTCTTGATGGAGATAACTATTTCGATTTGAGCATTCCTCTTCAAGAACTTGCTTTTGCTTGGTTGCGTGTACACCCCACTATTGCTAGTTCCTATCAATCTTGGGAAAGAGGTGAATTTCCTGCTGAAACACAATATTATGTAGCAGATGAGGATATTGAGAACCAAGTGACATTCAAGAAGAAGCAAAGGATTAACAAGTGCATTGTCAAGTTTGACAGTATGACTCCTGAAAAGAAGAGAAAGATTGCAAGGATGCTTGGTCTCCCTGTAACAGATGACAGCAAAGAAGAAGCTGTATATGTTCAAGTGGACAACCTTCTCAAGCAAACAGAATTCAAGAGTGGTAAGTATCAAGGACTTTCCACAGTGGAAGTGTTTGAGAGGTTTGCAGACATGAAAGAGAACCTTTTGCACATTAAAGACGTAGTGAAACAAGCTATTCAACATTCTATATACAGAGTGAGAAATAGTGGTAGAATATACGAGGGTGAATATGAGGTAGCTGTAGACGAAGAAGCCTTGATTAAATACTTGGCTGACGATGAACATCAAGATGATCTCATCACCCTTGAACAAAAATTAAAAGCTAAAAAACTGGCAGCTGTATGATATCAGTAGATAGTTTATTGTACAAGATTGATCAAAGACTAAATAAACTATCGACCAATGATCATCAGGAGATTCAATTGGAGGATAAAATCCTTGCGTTGAATGAAGCCCAGTTGAAGTTGATTAAGCAGAAGGTTGATGGTTTTAGTACCGTAAGTGGTATGGGACTTGATGCCTTTAAAAAGAGGTATGAAGATTTGCAGAAACTTATTCAAAGCTATTCAAATCAATATCTTGTTCCTACAATAAGGGACAAACATCTTAATCAATGGGTGGTATATTTAGACAAACTTTCACCTAAATACATGTTCTACATTGACAGCTACATGTTAGCTGACAAAGGAGAATGTAAGAATAGGGTGATATGGATAAATAAGGAGCTTGCAAAACATGGTGACACAAGCTTGCTTTTGAATAATGATCATTACAAGCCCTCATTTGAATATCAAGAGACATTTAATTACATCTCCTCTGATGAAATGAGTGTGTTTACAGATGGTACATTTATTCCAAAAGAAGTGTATGTAGCCTACATGCGATATCCTATTTATATTGATAAAGAAGGATATGTAAAGTTTGATGGTAGTGATTCCATCAATCAAGACTGTGAACTAGAGGAATATTTAGAAGATGAACTTCTTGATCTCACTGTCCAAAACCTTGCAATGTACACCGAAAACATGTCTGCTGTACAATCTTCAGCAATGAGAATACAGACAAACGAATAAGCATTTTAACAATTTAAAATAAAACAAAATGGCAGATTTTTCTTTAACTACTGTCTTTGTAGTACCTGTAGGAAACAGCCTACCTAGCTCAGGTTCTACGCAGGATTTGGCTGCTGGACAGTTTGGTATTTTCAGAAGTGATTATTCCGTTGCTACGGCAGGTAACATCACTGGAAAGCCCTATTTCTACATTGCTCAAGGTAGGACAAACACATATCTCCAAGGCTCTAAAAGGTCTGACAAGATTGCTGGTTGTGCAGGTACTAACCCCGGTTGTCGCACTAATGTAACTGAGTGGTACAAAGTGGCAGGTTGCCCTACACCTGTAAATCAGGTGACTGATGTTAGTGGTTGGAGTGTAAAGTGTGGTGAAGTGGTAACGCTGACCCTCCGTGCTCACTCTTCCTATCTGGACACTCTGTACTTCAATGGCTTCACTCGCTCAGTGACTGTTCAAGCTCCTTGCTGCGAGTGTGGTGGTGATGTTTGCACTGATGTTAATGTTCCTGCTCTGATTGATGCTTTCATTCTGAAGCTCACTCAAGCAGCTCCGGGTAACAACCCTGACAACATTAACTTCAATGACTTCTATCAGTTCCAAAGAATTGGTAACAATGCAAGTGCTATTCTTCGCATCTCTGGTAAACCTCTCACTAGATATGGTCAGCCTTGCGATGTTGCTGCTTTCCCCTACGAGTATGACCGCATGTATTTCCGCACCTTTGTTTACAAAGGCCCGGCTACCACTGCTGATTTCATCGTAGATGATGCTTGTGATATTGTAGCTAATGCTCAAGTTACCCAACGTGCTTCTTATGTTGCAGGTACTCCTGATGAAATTCGTCAGCTTGAGAAGAACTACTACAGCTATCAGGCTGGTTACCTGAAGCATCTCTACAGGATGGCAGGTTACAATGCTAACTTTGAATCTTGGGTGAGTGATGGTGTTACTTATGACACTTTCTACATCAAGTTCAATAATTACGACAGATCTGCTTATCAGTGGGGTGATTATATTCAGGAAGACAGCATGGTGATCATTGCTACTCCCACTGCGCTCACCGCAGGTATTGAAACAGTTCTTGAAGCAGCTCTTGGTACTGTAGATGCTGACAACACATGTCTCACTACTACGTCTACCACGACTACTGTGTGGCCCACCACTTCTACAACTTCTACGCTGATTCCGTAAGACAGCATACCTTAACATTAACCTAAGCCAGAGGGTAAGAGAGGACTTCTCAAATCCTCTGGCTTTTTTAATTGAATAATATGGCTCTAGATATATTAGTGGTTCCTACATATAGTACATACACAATGGCTGTGGTGGATGCTTCTGTATATTCTGTTGCTCCTGTTACTCCAGAAATAGACATTACAGTTCCGGGATTTGACCCTGTCACTATTGTATTCTCTCCTAATCAGATCAATCTCTTTAATTCTACAAATCTTGAACTAACAGCTGTAGGTGTAGACACTTTACCTATTCCTGATGGTGTGTACACCCTAACGTACAACACATCTACAGAATCTGTTACAAAGACAATAATGAGAGTGGATCAGTTGCAGGAGAAATTTGACAATGCTTTCATGAAGCTTGACATGATGGAATGTGATTTGGCTATCAAGAAGCAACAAAAGGTTGCATTGGACAGCATATACTACTTCATCCAAGGATCTATTGCAGCAGCTAACAACTGTGCAGTGGATACAGCAAATACGTTGTATGATCAGGCAGCAAGAATGTTAAGAAACTTCTCTTCTGATGGATGTGGATGCACAGGAAACAATTATACAGTTACAGCTTATTACAATTGTTAATTATGGCACGTTGTTCTAAATGTGGCACTAGTGTAGGGTGCGGATGTCAGCTTATAAATGGACTATGTTCTGCTTGTAATGCTGCTATAAAACAAACAACAAACAGGATAAGAAATGTTATCTCCAAGGCTTACAAATTGTGTTGAGTGTGCTAGTATTCCTGCACTTCTCAATGATATTGACTGTAAACTCAGAGAGCTTGCTCAACGAGAATTCAACAATATCGTATTCTCTCTAAACAAGACAATTAAGGGAGACATTATTAAGGATTTGCTTAATTACAAGCGCATCCTTCTTTTTAAGTATTGTAATCCTGACTATGCATCTTGTTTTACAGTAAAACAGATTGCAAGCAAGGTAAAATTGTTAATTCATAAATAATCGTAAAAATGTCCTGCTCAAACTGCTTCAATGGCTGTGCAGAGATAACATCTGACAAATGTGTGAAATACACAGGAGCAGATATCCCTGCACTTGGTATATCATATGGAGACACTCTTCTGCATGTAGAAGAGCAATTGGCAAAGTTTATTATTTCTACACTTGATGGCACTGGAATTATAATTGATGTACCACAGAGCGTCATCTGTGATCTTATTAAGAAGCATCTTCCTATATGTCCTAGTTATCAGCTTGATGAACTCATCATTGCACTGATTAAGGCTATTTGTGATCTTCAGACACAAGTGGATGCTGTCAAGGCTGATATTACAGCTCTTAATGCTGATTATACAATTGGATGTCTTACAGGTGTCACTGCATCTTCTGATACCCATCAGATTGTGCAAGCTATTATTACAAAGCTATGTGCTGTTGATACAAGTCTTACAGCATTGATTCTTAATGTAAATAATAATTATGTAAAGATAGCTGACATCAATACATACATTGCTGCCTATCTTGCAACACAGGCTCCTGCTAACAAGGCTTACACCAAAATGGTTCCTTATGTAGCAATGCCTTATTTTGGACAATTGAGCAACTATCCTGCTACAGGAGATGCTCTTAGTCTCACAGGTGCAGGTATAGGATATTGGGAAAAGATATACCTATGTAATGGATTGAACTTCACTCCTGACCTTCGTGGTAGGTCTACAGTGGGTACAACTGATGGTACAATGGGTGGTCCCACAATGGACACTAATGTTATTCCTTCTGCATTTAATCCTAGTTATTCTTTAGGAACAAAGCAAGGAACTAATTCCATCACTCTCACCACTGCTCAGATTCCTTCTCACAACCATACAGCTGCAAATTCTGCTACAGGAATTACAGAATCAATTACAGGTACGTCTTCTCAATCAGAAGCTCCTAATGGATCTCCTGTATATCCTACATTCAACTCTACACAAGGACTAGGCACTGCATTTACCAATCCCAGTGGTCTTAATGTCACTCTTACTGACCCTACACACACGCATACTATTTCTGACACAGGAGGAGGACAGCCTCATAGTAACAATCAACCAATGATGGGTGCTTACTACATTATATACATACCTTAAACACAATATGAAAAAGCTTTTACTTTTGTTGGTTTTGTAAAAGTTTTCCCCCGGTATTTCTATACTGGGGGTTTTTAATTATGTAGATTATAGTATATAATAAAGTTAGTTAAATTAATTTGGATATATGGAAAACGTTTTATATCTTCACGCCAATTTTATTTTTTAAAAACTTCTAAATGTCTGATAATCAACATCTTTTAGAAAGTCTCAGAAAAATGATAGGCTGGAAGAAGTCAAAATCATTTTATGCTGATAAACTCGGCATCTCTGAGAAGGAGATTAAAAGACTAATGAAGCAATTACAAGAAAGCGAAGATATAAGAAAAGACGCAGAAGTTGCTGCATATGTAGGAGAACTTGAAGATGTCATTCTGAAGTTTGAGGAAGACTTAAAGAAAGGTACAGGAGAAGTTGTGTTGAAATGCAATAATGAAATCAAAACTCTTGATGAGCTGATTGAAAAATGCAGAATAGACACTTCTAAATGGGAGATTGCAAAATATGTTCAGAACTACTGGGGAAACAGCAACAGTCCTCATTGGCAAGTGAAAGCTTGGTTGACAAAAAAAACAGATGAAAATCTATACCAAGAATCATTTATTGACTTCCTTAAAAACTACCAACCAAATAAAGCAGTGATTGCTGCTCCTGCTAAAAGAGAATTCTTTGAAAATGATGTTTGTCTTGTAATCAACAAACAAGATGCTCATTACAATAAGTTTGATATAGATGGCGACAATTCAATTGTTGATAGGTTTAGGAGAGTGGATGTGAAACTCACCACCATCATTAATCAAGCAGCAATTGCAGGATATTTGGCAAAGTCAATTTACATCATAGGATCTGACGAGTTTAATAGTGAGTTTACTAATACCACTACTAAAGGCACTCCTCAAGATAACATTCTTACATATCATAAATCATTTGAACTGATATGTAATCATGAAACAAGAATAATTGACAAACTATTAGAAATGTCTCAAGTGGTGGACGTGATTTATATTCCCGGAAACCATGATGAATATGTAGGGTGGCATTTGATAAACTGGCTTGAGGCATATTACAGAGATGAACCAAGAGTGATGTTTGATACATCTCCTGCTTACAGAAAGTATGTAAGCTATGGGAACACAGCAATGATGTTCAATCATGGAGATGTAATGAAGGCTCAATCTTTGGCAACAGTATTTCCTATGGAATACAAAGATGAATGGTCAAATCATGAATATTTCTATGTATTTACAGGAGACAGGCATCATGAGGTTACGCAGTCAATTAACGGTATTAAGTTTTATCAAATCCCTGCATTCTCAAATGCAAAAAGTAGTTGGGATAGTAGAAAAGGATATACATGTGTGAAAGGTGAAGTGACAGCATTCCTTATTGATGAAATAGATGGAATGACAAACATATACAAACAGTATTTATAATGGCTACGCTCAGAAAATTGGTAAGTGATGTAAGAAGCACACATAGACTTCTCTCTACTGATAACTTGATCACAGACAGAACTATTGCTTCTGAGATTAAGAACAGCACTCTCTTGCTTGTCAAGAGGGAAACCAATCTGAGAAAACTTTGGGCTACGTCCACCATCTTCACCACTATTCCTTGTTTGGAATTAGAAGAAGTGCCTATTTCTGAATGCTGTGAGTATGTAGATGAATGTAGAATTGCAAGAACAAAATTCAAAATTCCTAGAATAGCAGAAGGTAATTACCAATATCTAATTCAGGGAGTTTATTCAATTAATGCAATGGGTGGGGTAGGAAAGAAATTCAAGGAGATTACAGTGAATAGATATGTCAATCTCCTTAAACTTCCTGTAATCAAGAACGAAACCTATTACTGGATAATGAATGGGTATTTGTATGTAACCAATCCTCTGCTGAGAGCTATAAGGATTGCTGCATACTTTGAGCAGGATGTGCCCAATGAAATTCTCTATCCTGAGAATTGCAGCTGCTCTCAAAATGTTGATGTTACAGAGAAGTGTAAAAACCCTCTTGACAAAGAATATGCATGTCCGGGATATTTGGAGAAGCAGGTGTTGGAGCTTGTATCACAGAAGCTTCTTAACACATACTTCAGAGTGAAGGAAGATATGACACAAAATAATCTAGATGGTCAGGCTGCAAATGCACCTAATGGAAGTTGATTATGCCGAGGAGAGCGATAGAATTTAGAACAGCAAGCAGAGAGAACTATAACGACTTTTGTAAGAAACATCCTTCTATATCTCTTACATTTGACGAGTGGAGAAACATTCTCTACTCATTTAACGACAGTTTCAGAAACTACATACTTGAAACTGGAGAAAAAGCAAAACTTCCCTACGGACTTGGAGAGTTTACCGTCAACAAGAAAAAGAGAAGAAAGATGAAAGGTCCTAATGACAAATTCATCAATCTTGCTGTTGATTGGAAAAAGACCAAAGAGAAAGGGAAGATCATTTATAATTTCAACTATCATACTGAGGGCTATTTCTTTGGTTGGGTGTGGTTTAAAGAATCAACCAGATTCAAGCATAGTGACCTTTGGTATTTCAAGCCTACAAGAGTGACATCAAGACTCTTAGCTCATTACATCCAAACCAACGATAAATATCAACACATTTATCGCACTTGGAAAATCTAAAACATGTCATACTATTTTAAATATGATTTCATCAGTCCTGAGATGGTGTATTCCACTGTCAAGGAAGAGCTTAAAAGCTACTTTGACACAGGAGCTGTTGATGATTTAATGTTCCCCACCTATCTTGACAAATGTCTGAGAAAGTTGGGAAGAACCACTTATGTCATCTCTGAAACACCTCTTGAGATTCAAGACTTTGAGGCAAGGCTTCCTGATAACTTCTATGCTGTAAGAGAAGCATGGATGTGTACAGAGATTCCTCAATATCCCTATCAGACAGCTAACTCATTCTATTCTCAAGCAGCAACAGAGAACACCATTCAGGTGAGTCCTGTCATTTCAAATGGCGTTCCTTGCACATCTAATTGTCCTCCTGATAATTGTACATGTATGCCTGATTTAATTCAGGCTGTGTATAAGACCAATCATCAGATGACAAGATCATATAAGAAGTCATATTTGCTTAAGCCGGGAAACATTTCTGCAAGGAATAAGTGTGATGTGGATTATACAGATGCATGGAGATTCACACCTACAAATCCTCTATTACATGAATTCACTCCCGGAAGTGCAGGATATGATAGCTTTGACATTAGAGACAATAAGTTTGTAACCAATTTCAGAAATGGAATTGTACATCTTATTTTCTATGCCTATGAGTTTGATGGAAGCGGTAATCAAATGGTTCCTGACAACTTCCGTATAAGAGAATATATTGAAGCATTCATTAAATACAAAGTGTTTGAAACACTTGCTAATCAGATAAATGATGAAACCTTTGACCAACTTCAGAAGAAGCTTGGATATTACAAGCAGCTCTCTGAAGAGGCATTCATCATGGCTGATATTGAGATTAAGAAGCAAGATGTTTGGGCTAAACAGAGAAGAATCAAACAAGACCTTAACAGGTTTAACATGTACGAACTTCCTAACAGAGTTTCTAGAAATTGGCGTAGAAATAACTAACAATGGCTGACGAACAACAATCAAACATAAGGCAGGAAAATAACGCTGCTGTTTCTGGTCTTAATATGGACCAAACCCTTAATCAGGTTAAGAAGGGACAGCTCACTTATGCCCTTAATGCAGCGGTTGAGAATTTCGATGCTAATGGTGTTAATTATCAGAATGAACCTGCTAATGAGCTTTGTGTCAATTTCCCTGATGGATTTATTCTGATAGGTACGCATTTCATAAATGAAAAGAACAAACACATATTCTTTCTCATTCATCCTGAAACAGGAGAAAGTGAGATTGGGTATATGGATAATAATGACTGCATTTACAAAACATACATAAATGCAGAATGTCTTAATTTCAACATCAATCATCCTATACACAAGAGCGTCCACAAGATAACCAATTGTACAACAGAGATATATTGGACAGATGGACTCAATCCTCGTAGATATCTTGACATAGATGATTTGTCAAGTGTTAAGAAGATTAGACCGGGGACAAATGTTTGTGATAATGAGACAATAGATGAGATAGATTGCAACAAGCTTAACGTACAGCCTGACTTTGCAATTCCTTCTTTGAATGTAAGAGAGGTGACAAATATAGGAAACCTGATTGCAGGAACCTATCAGTTTGCAATTCAGTATTGTGATGCTTCAGGTAATGGGTACACTTCCTACTACTCTGTAACCAATCCTACACCTATTGCAAATCCTGATATTGTCACTCCTGATCTCAACTATCCTGTAGGAAGAGCCATCATTTTAGACATTAATGACATAGACATTACAGGGTATTTTCAGTATTTCAACCTTGCTGTAATCAAGACTATTAACAATGAAACTTCTGTACAGCTTGTAGGAACATATTTCATTGATGACAGTACAAGGTCTATTACATATACAGGGCAGAATCAAGCACAAATTAATCTCACTCTTAACGACATATTTGAAAGGTTTCCTTATTACGAGATTGCACAAGACCTTACAGCTGTGCAAGATGTTCTTGTATGGGATAACCTTACATCTATTGATAGAATCAATTATCAAAAGATTGCCAATCAAATTGACCTAAACTGGCAAACATATAAACTCCCTGCTGATGAGGATTATTCAGATGAGCTGAATGCTACAAATATGAGAGGGTATATGAGAGATGAGGTGTATGCATTTGAAATTGTATTCCTTCTCAAGAATGGTAAACAAACAGATGGATTTCACATCCCCGGTAGAGCAAAGAATTCAAATGAATTCACAAAACCTGATGTTCCTGACACCAACCCTGACTTTATTGGCACTCCTGATTATACATCAGGTGGTGTAGGATTTGCTCCTTATTGGAAGATATATAACACTGCTTCTGTAACAGGAGCAGCTTCAGGATCCAATATCAATAGTGCCACTCCTCATGAATATGGAGAGTTTGCATATTGGGAATCTACTGACCTCTATCCTTGTAATGATGATGTGTGGGGAGAACTTGCAAACACTCCTATCAGACACCACAAGTTTCCTGATGTAAGAGTGAGTCCTATATTTGAGAGTGGATCTTACACTATTGCTCCTAACATTTCTGTTGTAATGCAAGACAGAAGTGTGTTCCCAATAGGTGTAAAGATTGATGTAAGTCAAGTGCTTTCACTAATTGGTACATCAGACCTCACTTCTCAAGAGAAGAACAACATTGCAGGATTCAAGATAGTGAGAGGTGACAGGTCTACAAATAAGTCTGTTATTGCTAAAGGTATTCTCAGAAATGTAGGAAAATATGAGAGAGAAGGAACAGAATATTTCTTCCCCAACTATCCTTATAATGATTTAAGAGAAGACCCCTTCCTTCTTGAAAAGAACAATGCTTTCAATTTAGAATGTCTTACGTTTAGATTTATATGTGGAACAACAGGCTTATATGAATACACAGATTGTTTCACTGGAGAAACAGCAAGTGCTCAAATGCTTACAGGTGTCACTTATGAAGTGTGTTCTATTACAAAGCCTACAGCTCTTGAAGGAACATTCTCATCTGCTCCTATTCCTGTAAAATATGACACATATTATGTATCATGTGATGGCATCATTGCTACTTTTTCATATACAGATATAAATGGAACTGTACAATCTTTTACACTTGGTACAAGACAGAATAGAACTCTTCAAGTTCAACTTGGCACTGTTCCTTCTGTAGGGTTTCATATTGGAGGATATACAATAAGACAACTTTCTGACGGTACTGTAGGAGGAAACAACTTCTGTCTTCCTCCTCAACTTAATGCTTTCAAAGACGATGACTACAAATACAGAAATGTATTTAATTCTCCTGATACATCATTTGGTTCCCCTTTCCTTGGAGATATATTGAAGATTGAGAATGTAGTATTTGGTGCAGGAAGAGGTCATCATGTACAGGTGAGAGAACATGCTCTTTACAAACTTCTTTCTTACGAAGCACAATATGATGCTTTGATATCAAGTGAAGATGTTAGTGGTGGAGACCCTACAGCAATGTTCACTGCATATCAAGCCTATCTTACAACATTTATTAATGGAATAACAAGAAGAAACTATGCCTATTCCTTTAATACAATTGCAAGCTATGACTACTATGCAAATGTAGACAACGATCTTGGTATAAAGCAAAGACCTCTTGACATTGTTCAATATCTGTTTCCCGGTGTACAGAATGTAAGAGACACCCATGATATAAATAACTTTAGCAGGGAATCTTCTGTATATCTGAGAACAGATTTAAATAAAACATTCCTCCCTGCTCCTTCTCAAACTCCCAATCTTTTATTTGGTACATCTCCTATAATTAGTGATGAATCAAGATATACATTGTCTGATAGGTCATTATGTTCTACACCTGAGCAACTGAGTGACATTAAGACAGTTTCATACTATGCATCTATAAAGTCAAGCTTCCCTAATCAGTGGGGGCAGATGTATTCATATCAAACAATTGATACTGGATATCAAGTTAATCTAAACAATACTTCTTCCACTACAATATTTGGTGGGGACACATTCATTAATAAGTTTGCATTCAAAACAAAGCTTCCTTTCTTCATTGATGATAGGGTGGGAGCTCCTGATGATAGTGATGTATTCTATGATGAAATAGGAAACGTTGCCTATCCTAAGTATTGGTTTTCTTCAAGATCAATTCTTTATGATTTTAATCCAACAACTGTTGGCCTTAATGAGTTAAGGAATATTATATCTATCAAAGCTCACAACTTTGATTGTCCTAATAGTCAGTTTCCTCCTTCTACAGCATCAGAACCTAATCCGGGAAGAACTTTCTATGATGGAAAAATGTATCTCTATGCTTATGGTATTCCTTATTTCTACTGTGAGTCTACGGTGAATGTTGATCTTAGACAAGCATTTAATAATAGAGAAGGAGACTTTTGGCCTCGCGTGAGCTCAGGTGTACCTGATGATTGGTTACAACAATCAAATGTTCCCATTGCTCTTGATAACACATATTATTACAATGTAGGATTCTCTAAACAGAATGAAGAAACATTCTTCTCTCACCTGCCTATAGATTGGGTGGAGCAACTCTGTTATACAAACTTTCCGTTTAGAGCAATATATTCAGACAGGCAACAAAGCTTCTCTGATAACAGGATTAATAGTTGGTTGATATATAGACCAATTAGTTTCTTTGATTTCCCTCAGAACTATGGAAAGCTCACTTCTCTGGATGGTATTCAGAACAGAGCCATCCTTGCAAGATTTGAAAACAAGTCTTTGCTGTATAACACTCTTCTCACTGTTGAAACAAGCAATCCTCAAGCTGCCTACCTTGGTAATGATTCATTATTCAGAAGCAGTCCTCCTGTTGATTTTGCAGAAACTGATCTTGGATATGTAGGAAGTCAACACAAAATGCTTCTGAAGATACCTCAAGGACAAGTGACAATTGATGCTAAGAGGGGTCAGATATTTCTTATTTCAGGTACAGCTATTGAAGAGCTTACAGGATTTGGAAGTGGTGTCAATAGGTTTATGACAGACCACTTGGCATTTGAAATCCTCAGGTATTTCCCTGATGTAAATGTAGACAATCACTTTAACGGTGTAGGACTACATGGTGTATTTGACAGCAAGTATGAAAGAGTGATAATCACTAAACTTGATTACATCCCTCTGTCAAAAGACATAAAGTACGATGCTAGCTCTGAAGAGTTCTATATTCAGAATGGCTCTTTGAGAAGAATTGTAAATCTCACAGACCTTGATTATTTCTGTAACAAGTCTTGGACAATTTCATTCAACTTCAACACAAAGAGTTGGATAAGTTTCCATAGCTATATTCCCAATTGGTACATAGGAGAAAACAACTTCTTCTATTCTGGCATTAATGAGAGCTGTGATATTGATTTGGTGGTGGCTAAACAACCTCCTATTACATCAACATCTACAACAACTATTTACACGTCAAACTGTCTGCTTGGTGGACAAGCTAGAGCAGCAATTTGTTCTCTTGGGGGTTCTGCAATATATGTTCCTTCCACCACTACATCTACAACATCTTCAACATCTACAAGCACAACAAGCACTACTACCACTATACCTACATCTACAAGTACGTCCACTTCCACTTCTACATCTACATCAACTAGTACCACTACCACTGTTGCTCCTTGTGAATGTCATATAGGAACAATTGCAACTAGCGGTACATATTCTTATTATGAATGTGATGGGTCATTTGTAACAGGAAGTGGATCACTTGGTACAATTATATGTTTTGATGTAAACAAACCACATACAAGAATCAACGATCAGGGAGCTACAGAAATATGTAGCTGTCTAAGCACCACCACCACAACCACCACTGTTCCTCCTTCCACATCTACTTCCTCCACTTCCACGTCTTCTTCTACTACGTCTTCCACGTCTTCTACTAGCAGTTCAACATCATCGTCTACGTCCTCTACATCTACAACATCTTCTTCTACATCTACTACGTCCACTACAACTACAGCAATTCTTTGTAGATGTGTAACGTTTGAAAATACTGCATCTTATGAACTTGGAATTTCAATTCGTTATTGTGGCAATTCTTATTATTCATCTTATCCAATGGCTGCTTATGAAGTGTACAGTGCTTGTGTAGGTGATGATCAGTTTAATGGATATATTCCTGTAATAGGAATAAATGCATACCCTTGTATTCCTACATTATCTTGTACATTACAAACATGTACTGATTGTAGACCAACCACCACTACCACTACTACAACTATACCAACCTCAACTTCTACTAGCACATCTACTTCTACATCAACAAGCACATCAACTTCGACAAGTACATCAACTAGCACAAGTACATCAACAAGTAGTACAACTACATCTACTACCACCACTATACCTAGTTCTACCTCAACATCTACTTCATCTTCAACTTCAACATCTACATCATCTTCTACTTCTACTTCAACTTCTACCTCAACTTCTACCTCAACATCTACTTCTACTTCAACTACATCTACTACCACCACTATAAATTCTCCTTGTGGATGTGTATGTTGTAATGCATCTTTAACTGGCACAGATAATTATGCATATACAGATTGTAATGGTAACTTTTATGAAAGTGGAGGTACATTTGTAGACTATGTTATTTGTGTAGACACTTCTCAGTTCTATGGATTCGGTGATGGGTTTATAGTTACATGGCAAGATTGCTGTAGTCCAAGCTCCACTACAACATCTACATCTACTACACTTGCTCCCGGATGTTATTGTTATACGTTAATTAATCCGTCAGCAGAACCAATGTCTATTTATTACAAACCATGTGGAGGTGTTGCTGACTATTATTCAGTAAGTGGATTTGCTAATGTCACTGTATGTATTGACAACACTACAGCAATTATTCCGGGATCAATAGATGTAAGACTTTGTGGAACATCTTGTACAACAAGTGGTAAGTGTACACCATGTCTACCTCAGTGTGACTGTTATGTATTCACAAATACAGCTGAGACAAACAAATATGCAACCATAAATGATTGTAACTATGGACCAATTATAGTAGAGTTTGCAGTAGCTCCTTTCCCTGAACAAGTACAAAAATACTGTGTAAAAAGAGGCTCAACTATAATAGTGGATCCGGGAATAACATACTATCTGTGTTCTAGCAATTGCTACACCACTGGATTTTGCTTAGATTGCACAACTACCTCTACAACAACAACAGTTTTGGATTAACAACTCCATAAATTTAAAATATGGCACAAACAGTATTGATAACACTTACGATAGCAGGAACAGATACAGGTCCTTTTGATCTGTATTCTGATGCTGATGGATATACATCACCTTTTGAGATAAATATTTCAAAAGCTGCATTGACAGCAGGATATACATCATATGCTGTTCCTAATGCTGCAACATTGATAAAAGTGGTTTCAAAAGGATTGTGTACAAATTCTATAACACTTCCTATTGTAGGAACATCTGCCACTACATCTACATCTACAAGTAGCAGTAGCAGTAGCACTAGTTCAAGTTCTACAAGTAGCAGTACAACATCAACTACCACTACACAAGCTGCTGAGGTTCGTATATATGCCAAGTATGTGAATCAACAAGCAAATGGTATATCGTATTCAACAGATGGAATAAACTGGACTAATACTCTGTTGACTCCTAATACAACAGAGTGTTCACTTTTCATTACATTGACAGGACTTCCTCAAGGAAACTTCTATCTAAAAGCAACCACTGGTGTTGCAACCATATCTATTTGTAATTCATCACCATTTTGTACAACGTGTCCCGGATTTAGTATAAGTAATACATTTGGATGTCCTCAAGTACAGACTACTATAACTAATGGAATAAATATTTTGTACATAACTGTAGATGGTCTAAACTGTATATAACGTAATAAGAAATGACTATCACATTAAGACTTAAGAAGGCAGGAAATAGAACAAGTGTGTTCTCCATATCAGATGATTTGGGGAATACACTTGCTTCTGATGCAACAAGACAACAATTGATTGACGGACTATCATTCAGTGTGAATGATTCTGTCAATGTTATTATTGTCACTTCCACTGGAACTAAGTGTTGTGGTAAGTCATGGCAATTTCCTATACAGCAACTGACAATGCAACAACTTGCAAGTGTTCAGTTCAAGTTTCATAATACAGGGTCTATTTGGAGACATCTTACAAACCCCACCATCTATAACAACTTCTACGGATGTGTCAATCCTTACATCATTGAATATCCTTTTGCATATCAATATTATGATGAAATTCTTCAGAATGTAAAAGATTATACAAAAGTGTATCAATACCTTCCTAGTGTACTTGGTGTATTTGATGACAGCAGGAAAGTGGAAACAGATGAATATTATTTCAACAAAGCTGTTCTTTACAATGGACAGCAGAGTTCTGGTGTTCTCAATCTTGCTCCCAAGCCTAAGAGGAACCTTCAGGAATACATGAAGTATCCCATATATCACACTGATAGTAAGACAATTACGTTCACCAAGTCAGATAACTTCTATCAATACAACACCTTTTGGTCATTAGTTAAGAACAAGAATATTCCTTTGTTCACAGCTTCCTGTGAATCAATGTCCATAGACAAGATTGTTAACCAGACTAATATGGACTATTCTAAGAGATCATTTAAGAAAGAACCTCTTAGAGCCAAGGAACTTAAAGTGAGACATATTCTTGATAATCGTTCTGACATCCATCTCACTAGTCAATTCATTTATACACCTGCTCAAATCTCTTATAAGTAATGGCAAAGAAGAAAAATACTAAAAGAGCACAGAAAGGAGCATTTCTTAATCCTATTACTCCTGAAGATGTTTCAAACTTTTTTGAAATGTTTTCTATTCCTCAAAAAGCTGTAACAAAGCTGATTACAGGAAAATATCAAGCTCCTTCTGAGGCAATGGGTATTAAAAACAAAGCAGGGGCATTTGCTGTAGATGCTGTTCTTGATCCTATTAATCTGCTTGGTGCTGGGATAGTGGGTAAGTCTGCAAAAGCTACAAAAGCAGCTAAAACAACTAGCTCTGTAGCAAAGAAAGCAAAACCTAATTTTAAATCAGAAATAGATTGGAGTAAATGGAATCCTGAAATCCCATCTAATAAAAATTTAATAGATGAGTACAAAACCATTGAACAAACATCTAAAGCTAATGGTACTTGGATGAAAAATCCAGATGGTTCTGCATTTAAAGGAACTCCAGAACAATTTATACAAGAGAATAGTAAAAATTTTAAAAAAGCCTTTAGAGAATCTATTATAAGAGATGAAAAAGGTAACATTGTTAAAATGTATCATGGCTCTATTAATAAAGAACCTCTTACTGAATATATTACTCCAAAAAGATTAGAAAATTTTAAAAGAAGAACTCAAACCACAAAAGAAACAGACCATACATTTTTTTCTCCTAAAAAAGAAATTGCTGATAAGTATTCTAAAAGAGATTTACTTGGTAACGATAAAGGTATTATTTATGAAAATTATATTAATGTAAAAAATCCATATTTTACTGATAATTATATTGATGTAGCTATGCCACATAATTTACCAAATATTAATAGTTATGATGCTGTAACAAATATAAAATTTGGTAAAGATTATTTCCCAAAAGATTATTCAGAATTAGCTATTCCTTTTGGAAATAATGTAAAATCAGCTAGAGGTAATAATGGAATGTTTGATATGACTAATCCTAATATGTATAAGGCATTAGTTCCAGCAGCAATAGCAACAGGAGCATTACAAGAAAAGAAAAACGGTGGATGGTTAGACAAATATAATGATGGTGGAGGAATAGAATCCACAATGGGAGGATTGACAGACAAAGGCTTTAATTATAATGGAGCATGGGGAGGAACAATGCAAATGGGAGGAAATCTTCCCGGAGCTGTAGGAAACATGTATGCAAGACATGGAGCTCCTTCT